CAACCAAAGTTGCACCAAGATTAATCGTAAGCCCTGCACCTTCCGCAAATACTGCGTACCCGTTTGTCGCTGCTGGAGTCAGGAAGATACCAACAGCTCTAGCTACGACAGCAGATACGTTTGCGTCCGCTTGATAGTATTTTCCATCAGATGTCAGCAAGTATCCGGGCTGACCTTGCGTGACTGCTTCACCGACCTGTACGACTCTGACCCGTCCGGGCCCTGCCATTGCGACGTTCGCGGGGGTTTGACTTAAATTTGCCATCAGATTAGTCCCAGTGCGTTGTAAGGTAATGAACCGTAAAGTTTCGTCTCGATCCAATACGGTGTTGTGGTTTTTCTGCCGTTTGCATCTAGGTAAAACGGTGTCGTTACAATAAGTTTGTTATCGTCGACGACATCAACCAGACGACCTAGTGAGTCTTTTTGCTTTAATCCGGTGCTGACATATCTCGCGTACCAAGCTTTATCCGGTGTCGTGTTGTACGGAAATCGAAATTGGAAAACACCTGTAACGGTCCAGTAACCAAAGGATGGCTCGTTTCCACCTGCGGATTGCGTGATGACGTTCTGTGCTGACAACTTCATCAGTTTACAGGTGCCTGGTGGCCAGCCTAGGAACGTGTCGGAGTTTACCGATCTACGATAGACGGCTTGCGTGTAGGTGTTGAATACCAAAAAGTTACGCGTTACCGTCAGAAGCTGATCAGAGAACAAAGCTTTGACACCCTTTACGGGTTGCCCTGCAGTGTTGGTGATCGGATCTCCGTCAAAATCTACGTCGATATCCTCAGATGTTTCAACGTCGTCCCATGTTATGCGTGGAGGTGCGTATAGTGGAGACGTAGGATTCGATGGCTCGCTTCCTCCGCTCGTTTGTGCAATGCCTCCAATCTCTCCACGGTATTCAATTGTGGCTAGCCAGAATATCGGAGACACTCGCTGGAGTTGTGCGCCCTCTGCGACAACAAACGGGAAGCCTGGATAGGGTTGAGCCACGCCAGGCAATCCGGCCTGCGTGTAGACATCGAGCTCACCAGCGTCTGCAGACGTTGTGATCTGGTACGTCTCGGAGAACGTAACCTCTAGCTTGCGAAAGTTCTCAGATGTCGTTGCGTTGGAAGACTGGTTCGACCACATCTTGATAGCTGGATTGACTGTTGGCATTTAACCGACTACCTCCAATCGCACATCTTTGACGTTGACTGGTCGTGGTTTGGTGTTTTCACGCAAAGCCTCTAATAGTTTCCTTTGTTCTTCCTGGAGTCGCGTTTGCTTCTCGGCTTCCTTTTCCAGTCGTTCGTTTGGATTCGACATCGGTCCACGAGTTAAGAATCGAGACTGGAAAGCCTCTTGCGGCTGCATCAGAGTTTTGTTGACTTCCTCTCGGTTCTGTTTGTCTTTTTCTAGTCGGCTGATTCGTTCGGATTCCGCTGCTAGTCGTTCCGCTTCGGTTTGTGCTACACCTTGTTGAACGAGGCTGAATACCTTTGCTGCTTCGGTGCCTTTGTTGAGTAGGACTAAGCGTTCTTGGTTCTTCGTGTTTTCGTTAGCTATGAGATCAATAATGCGCTTTCGGTTTGCTTCTTCCTCTTTGATCTTCTGTTCTTTTTCTTGTGCGGCTTTCTTGTCGGCTTCGACGAGTTGCTTTTGTGCCTCGATCTGCTTTAGTAAATCGGCAGCTACGCCAACGTCTGCACCAACTGCTGTCTTCTGTGCTTCGAGTTCAAAACGCTGGTCTCCGATTGCTTTTTCAAGTGCAAGCTGTTCTCGTAACGAATCTATAAAATCTTTTGACTTGTTTTCTTTTTGCTTTGCTGCTCTTTCGGTTTCAATGCCAAGAATGCGCTCTACTTCCTTCGCTTGCTCTTGAAGTGCTTTCAGTCGTTCGCGATCGTTCTTGGCCTCTTCTTCGGCCATCTTCGCGAATCCTTTTCTGTCTCCAGTTATTTGCCAAGCTTCGCCCCATTCCTTGGCTGCTTTTTCGCTTTGCTTCGCTTGTTGTTCAACGCCGACTAGGTTTGTTTTTAACTCAGCAAGCAAATCCTTGTATGCTGCTTTCTTTTCCTCTGGATCTCTAATCAGTTCGATATCTACCGTCTTGTCGTCGAAACGAAGTTGATTTACAGAAGCGATCGCCTGTTTGAGTTCGTTGGATCGCTCGGTAGCTTTCTCAATCTCCTTGTTCCACTTCTCTACTTGGAAGATTGCGTTACCGATTGCGTTACCGATAGAAAAAGCAATAGCACCAGCAGCAGCGACTAGACCAGCCTTGAACGCAAGAGCACCCGCACCACCAGCTTTCGATACTTCGGAAAACTGACTAACCTTTTCTGTTAGCCCTGCGAATTGGCTTGCGAATCCAGCTATCTCAGAGCCACCAAGTAAGCCCGCGATAGAACCAAGAAACTCAGTAGACTTCTTTGCTTTGTCGCCTACGCTCTTGATATCCTTAACGTTCTGTTCGATCTTCTGCGACGCCTGAGCGATCTTGGCAGACGCCAAATCCTCGGCTTCAATCAGGATCTTTACGCTTTCACTCGCCATCTGATTTTGCCCTTAGTTGTGCTTCGTCGGATCGGAGGAAAGAGACCGCATCAAGAAACCAAGCCGACTGGTCAAGAGCACCACCAGCGATAGGTGGCATCCCTTTTTCAAACAAGTCAGCAAGCCGAGCAACGTAGGCCACATCTCCACATTGCACATTAGGACAGCCAACGACATCGAGAGAGCCATCGTTACACTGGTCGCATCCGTTACCGTTGCAAGTTGGGCACTCAATTGTAATTGGCTCACTGTCCGTCCCTTTATCCTTGCATGTCTTGATTGTGCAGTTGCGACAGAGCAAGCCCTGTCGAATCATTGCCGCTAGTCTTAGCTTTTTTTTTCTTCGTGCTGAACTGCTTGGTTGTATGCAACCTTGCGAAGTAGTTCGCGAGCTTCGTTAAAGCTCAGGATGTCTTCGATTGCTTCGCGGCTAAACTGATGGTTTCCCATATTTCTCCAACCGACCATGACTTTACAAAGCATGGTGATCGTCATTTCGAACATTTCGTTTACAGTCAGCGATTCGTTGGCTGCGTCTGTTGCTGCATCGAGCACGCGTAACACTTCTCGCTGTCCTCGCATGGATTGCGATCTGACGAGAAATGTCGGTTGCGACTCCTTGGGTTTGTCTTTGTCGCAATCGAGTACGATCGGAAAAGACTGATCCGGTTCTAGGAAAACTGGCATTAGGTAGCTGCGGTAAACGTAAGAGAAATTTCTTGGTCAATGTTGCTTCCGTTTCGGTTGCATTGCCATGTGATTTCGTCAGTGACGAGCATGTTTCGATCACCTTCCTGGATGTCGATGATCTGAGCTTTTGGTGCGTTGAATACTGCTACCGCGTTGGTTGGACCATCGAGACTCCACGTGAGAACGTCTTCGCTCATGGCAAGGTATTGACCAAAGCGATCTTGACCCGCAACCAATCGAGCTTCTGGATTTCCTGCGACTGTAACGACTCGATTCGTGATAAGTCCGTAATCGTAACCAGACACGGTTGACGCGCATTCCTTCATCACGATTGTGTTACCGGAATCTAGAGTCAGATTCTCTAAACACAACGCACTACTTGCCCAAGTAGTCGTGGACGATGCGTAACGCAATCCCTTGGCAGTTGGATAGGTTGGAGCAAGAATCGTCACGTCTGTTGGTGATTGCCAAATCCCTTGGAAGTCGAAATTGCAAACGGCTGTCCGTCCAGTCGGTGACAGCATCTGGAAGTTTCCAACAGCACCGGCTAGGATCTTCCGCATCCCGTCTTGGTAGATCGCGATCGTCAGTGTCTTGACGTTTGCTCCTACGTCTTCCGTGCGTGGTGTGAACACTTGACCTGATTTCACCCAACCGCACGCTGGCAAGAACGTATCGGCCCACGATGGCTCGGTTGCTGTACCGTCCCACGAGAAGTCACAGGAGAACGTGATTCGTCCTTTGTAGCCACCGACGACAGAGTTGAGCATTCCGAAACCGCCTTGAGCTTCGCGAGTCTCAAGTTCGATTTCTTGTTGTGCCATAAGGTTGTATACGTTAAAGGAAGCATCGGCACCGGCAAGAGTTTCCGCAGTGCCTGGTGTTGCTTCGATCTTTGCGGCCAATACTCGTTTGCGTTTCAATAGTGTCATTTCTGTTTGCCTTTCAATTGGCCTTTAGCTTTTAAGGTTAAGAATCTGATTCGCTCGTTGATCTGCTTGGGCAGTTGGTCGCGAGCTGTATCTAGAGCTAGGTCTGTGACCCCTGCGGATTTGTAGTAATCGCTTGGTGCTGGACCGTTTTGTTTAGCAATAGGAAAACGCTTTTTCGTCGTGCGCTTGTAAACCATTGGGAAGTAACCATGAAGCATGAACGCTCCAGGTAAGTTCCCGCGTCCTTTATCTGGCCCTGACTTTTTATACGTCACGCCAGTCTTTGTTTGCTTGGCTCCGAAGTATCGCAAAGGAATCGGATAGCCTTGAATCATCAGGATCTCAGAAGTCAGGTTTGCAACGTCGGATTTTTTGCTTACTGCGATCGCTTTTTTAAGTACCTTTACTGGCACCGGGATAACGCTTTTCAACTTGCGTGCTGCTTTGATCTTTACTTGACTTGCCGTCTTGTTGACGGCAACGTTTAGCTCTCTTTTGATATTCGCACCTAGGCTTTCAATCGTCTTTCTGACTGCGGCTAGCGATTGCGAATCGATGTCTATTTTCATCTCATGCCCTCACGTTGTAGGGGTTGTTCTCGTCCGTGCGGTATGTGATCGCGATCGGAACAGTCACTCCATCAAATCCACCTGCTGCATTGTGCGGAACGTGCGAAAGAAACTCGGCATCGATAGCGTTCTCATCGAACGTGTGCCAAGTCGAATCGTCTGCCGTTATCACTTGCTCAACATCTGCAGCGAACATGTGAACCAAGTAGTCGATTGGTTCGCAGCACTTCTCGTCGTTGAGTAGATTGCAATGGATGTTAAATGTTATTCTCTTTGCAACCGCTGGAGGATTGCCTGGATACATCAACTCGGGAACTGCTTCAATCGAGTCCGTCGATAAGACGATCTGCCTATCCATCGGTGTGTAGCTTTCCAACCGTGCTGGCCTAACTACTTCCTTCACCTTGGTGTTGTAGGTTCCGTTGCCAAGAAGCAAGCGAAGCCGACGAAGCAACTCCCTTGCGATCTTTTCAACAACTGGAAGCTCTCCTACCGACATTCGAGCACCAACATTCCTTCGTCGTGATCTAACAGTTGCGTGATGGATCGCATAGAAGATTCCTCTCCAACACGAACCGCAAAGAAAAGGCTGTCCCCTCCAAGGTTGAGTTCCTCGGAAGTGATTCCACGCTCCGAGTTATTGGCAACGTGGATTTCAAAAACTGGTGTGATTGAGTCGCTGTATTCGTTCGGTAGCGACAAGGCTTGCCGTACAACGACTGCATCAATATCACGTGCATCACCTTCGCGAGGGTAGTAGATTACCACCTCCGCGAAATCGTTGACGTTGCAGAACACAGTCTCAGCGTCTGCTTTGATCGTGTCGTGCAATGTCATGGCTAGCTACGTCGTGCGTTGATCTTCACGTAATCCAAAATGACCGAGTTCACGTTGGCGTTTGCGGCCTTTTGAAGCTGAACAATCGGCTGAAGACCAGAGCTGTAACCGCTCATGTCAAACGTGGTCGCAGCAGCAACTCGGATTCCGTCGATGTAGAACTTCACGTCTCGCTTGTTGCTGAAGTCGATGAAGAACTTTTTGAACGTGGTTCCGAGTGATTGGCCTGACGAAATGTCGTCGTTGTCTCGAACTCCGTCGTCTGTTTCAAGGTAAACGAGAGTTGTCGAGCTTGCTCCGACCATCTTGAACCAAGCATTCGCTGCAACGCTGTCGGTCGTGTCGTTTCGTGCTGAACCAACACCGAAGACAAGTTCGGTCCCGGTCGTCATCGTAACGCCAAGTCGAACGCGCATTTCTATATTGAGCAGGTCGTCGATGTCGAACGCCAAAGCGTCCCCGTGTGCCAAGCAAACGTTTTCCACTTCGCTTGTTGCCGCAAGTGTCAAAGTTGCAACGTTGGTTCCGCGTGTGTACGTCGGTGTACCAGAGGATGAAGTGTCAACGATCAACCAAGGAGTTGCGGGATCTGCGGACGTTGGAAACGTCGCTGAAGTTCCGTGGAAGTCGTCTTCGTATGCTTGAAAATCTTGAATACCAGCCATTTGTTTTATCTTTCATTTTGAAACAACGGTCGTCGCATTCCGCTACGTTGCGTACTGCAAAAAGCCGGTTTTGACAGAACCGGCAAACTGTTTTGGATCAAGTCAGCGACTAGACGCCAGCTCGCAACAGACCTCGCCAATCGATGGCTTTGACGCCGAACGTTTGACGGATCTTGTACTTGTAGCAGTCCTTGTCAAAGTCCCATTCGTTCTCAAGAACTGGAGACTCTTCACCGGACAAGAAAGACAATTCAACCGTGTCGATCTGTCCTGGATCTGCGGCCAAGTACCAAGCTGCGGAACTCGAACCGTCAAGTACTGGTTCGATGATTGGAGTCAACGAACGTTCTCCACCAGGGCCGTAGATGTTCCTAACACCTTCGTTGTTGTTGGCTGCGTTGTAGCTCAGCGAGCTAAACAGTTCCAAAGCGGTTGCAGACAGTGCAACAGGCACGATCAAGTATCGTGGAACGACACTTAGAACCGTTTGGCTGTTGAGCCCCTTCTGCAACATCATCTTGACGAACGCAGTGTTCAGCGTACCAACCGCTGGAGCACCTGCACCCTGGGTGTTATCACCCGAAACGTGGGACGCCGAGAACAATGCAAAACCGTCGCCCATAATTGGGTTGCTGGTTAGGACTTCGTAGACCTTCTTGTTTTGAATCCGACGAGCTGCGTTGCCATGCATCGCAGGGATTCGGCTAATTGCATCCAAGTCGTCGTTGACAACAGTTTCCCATGTCACGGAGAAAGTCTTACCGAACTTCTCGACCTTGTACGACTCGCGAGAATCAGTCATCACACCTTCAGGGTATGAACTGTTTTCTGGAACGTGTTCGAGGTCTGGCGACTCGCTGAATCGAATGCGGTTGATTGCCTTGAAGTCGTCAACTGAACCCGCTTGACGAGCCCAGAGATTCCATGTGTATGGAGCCTCTTCGTAGCCTGCCAAAAGAGTCTTGTTCGCTGCGTCCAGCATCAAGTTCGCAAAGGTTCCAGTTGTGTGGTACGCCGGATCGCTTCGCTGAATGTTCATGCGTGCGAGTGCCTTTGGGTCTCCAATAGCTGCTCGTGCGATTTCTGGAGAGCTAACGCGATCGGTGTTGACACCGGCTCGACGCATAAAGTTTTCTGCCATACGAAGCAAGCTCATACGGCTGAAGTCTTCCGCACCGTCTGCAGCTTTGCCAGCGTGTAGCGTTCGCTTGACTCGCGAAGCTGTTTGTGCACGCATCAGCAATCCGTCGCGTGCTGCGTCAAAGTACTTGTCGTCGGAGGAACGTGTGACTCGAACCGAATCACCCTCTGCCGAACGTCCTAGCGGTTCTGTTGCCATTTTTCGGATGATCCTTTGTTTGGCTTCCTCGACGCTAACGCCTGCGTCACATAATTCGTCAGCGAAAGCGCGTTCTACTTTCGCAAGTTTGCACGTTGCTTGAATTTCACTTCGTCGCTTTTGGTCGTCCGCCAAAGCTCGTTTGATTTGTCCCTCGACAACCGATCGAGCAGATGCCTCCATCGGTTTCTTTTCTTCTTCGTTCATCTGTTCGATGACTGGCTTCGCCTCTTCTTTTGGCTCGCCTTCCATTTGTTCAACGACTGGCTCGGCTGGTTCGGCTGGCTTTTCTTCAACCATCGATTCGATCTCTTCTGCTGGCTTACCAAGCTTGCCAACAACCCACGCTAGGACTTGGTTTGGATCTTCCATACCTTCAGGAAGTCCCATTGCTTTCAGTTG